GCCCGGCCAGTACCCAGAAGTTTATGAATGCCGACCAGGAACGGTGAATGAAGTTTGCGAAGTCGCTCCAGGCAAGTTGCATGCCGGCCGTGATATTGTTCCAGGTGCTCGCCATTGAATGGATGTTCCGGGAGAATGTCCCGGTCATATATACGGCGAGCTGCGTAAGGACGACAATAGCCCGGAGGACGACCACGAATAGCTGAACAAAGAAGTTGACGAGCTTCGCGAATGCGTCAGGATGCTGCGCTATTACGTTTGCTATCTGCGTGATAGCCTGGGCTATCTCGCGCATCCAGCTAGAGACCTGCGGCGTAATAGCATCAAGCATCCTACCGAAGGCCGTAGCTATCGCCTGGATCGACCTTTGTACGTCCGGCTGCGCGAATGAGTTAATGAACGTATCCGCAAACCGCTGGAACGGCCCGGAGATAGTCTGCGCCGCGTGCGAGAATACCGGAGTGAGCTTATCCATCGTGCGGCGGGCATTAGTCAGGATGGACTCTAGGACCGGGACAAACGATCTTCCTATTTCCTTGAGGTCCTTAGTCGCGCTCGTCTTAAGGTCGGTGAAAGTCTTCTTGACCTTGGGTGAGTCCTTGGCGCCAAGGATCGCCATCGCGACGAGAGCGCCACCGAATGCCGCGACAATACCTCCGGCCGCTGCCTCCGCGATAAACGGGAGCGCGAAGAGTCCTAGGGCTCCGGCTATCGCGAGGCCGAACGGACTCGTTAGGACCCCACCCCCAGCGCTTGCACCGGGTGCTCCGGCTCCGGAGCCGACCATCCCGATTCCGCCTAGCATCCGCTCTCCTAGGCTTAGCCCGCTCTCCTGGCCGGCCTGGCCAGCCTGGTGCTTTAGCAGGGCTAGCTGAGCGCGAGCCTCTAGCGTATTAAACTTGACGTCGATATTACCGGCCTCGTGCGCGACGGCCTTTAGCTCCGCGTCAAGGACTGCCAGTTCCTTCATCGCGGCTCCGGCATCCATGTCGATGCCGATCTTCTTTTTTGATAGGGCCTCAAGCTTAAGCCGAATGGCCTCAACCTTACGGTCGACAGCCGTCGAGTCGCCGTCTATCTTTGCCTTGGGAAGCTTCTCTAGTGCGGCCCGGAGCCGCTTCTGAAAGGTATCAGAGAATGCCCCTGCAGATTCCGTTCCGGCCTTCCGCATATTGTCAGTAATGTGCCGGGACATATTCTGCCCGACCTCTTCACCGACCTGGCCGGAGCTAGGCACAAGCTCCCGCTGGAGCGTACGGTTCCAGCCGCGAGCGTCCGGGACTACGCCAACGGCAACCGAGCCCACAAAGATTTCTCTAGCCACGGCCGGTCATCCTATCCAGTCTTTCCTGCGCTTCCTCGTCCGGGATATTCCGGAGGCGAGGATCAAGCTTCCGCGCGGAAGCGAGGCTGATAAACTTTCCGTGCTTCCGGGCTATACCGGGACGGCGAACCGGCATCGGCTTAGGAATGGTCTTCCCGGTATTCTTTGTCGCATACATCCATCCCACACTCCGGACCTCATCAATAAGCTGAGCCAGTAGCATCTCGACTGTGCTCCATGGAGAGCTAACGGGATCGCCTGCCATTCCCATTATCTCGTCCTCCGGGACCTGCCTCCGGGCTGCGGTATTGACCGCGCTCTCCGGAGGGAGCTTATCGACCAGGGTGAGGAGTTTCCTCCAGCCGCAGGTACTGCCTGGCCTAAAGAAGTCGGTTAGGTCAAGGCCGTAATAGCGGTGGAAGTCTGCCTCTATCTCCTCCGGGAACGCCTCGATGAGCCATAGGACTTTTGTGATTTTCCCTGATTCAGCCTAGCCTTCCGGCCGCACTGGGCGAACACCGCTTCTATCTGGTAGTTGTGGAGGTCGGCTCCTACCCAGATCTGGAATTCGGCATCGTCCGGGATTACCTCGCGAGCCCAGTCATCCCAGTCGCCTCTCGACGCAGCCCGCATCGCAGATGTGGACCAGTCATTGGCGTGGGTGACGTGGATGACCTTGCCGTCTATCCGGACGGTCGTAGGATCGCCTACGGCCTCCGTCCGGAGGACGTCTGATATAAGGTCTAGGTCAACGTCAACATCTTCATCTTCCGGCTCTCCGGCCGGGTGGAGGTCGGCACTCATGCGAAGTAATCCGCCATGTCCATGCCGTAGTCGATAAGCCGCTTGGCGACTCCGGGCTCGCCGTCGATATCGCCAGGATAGAAGGTCCAGGTCAGGTCGATATTCTCGACGTCAGCCTGCTGAACCTGGTCGTTGCCGCGAGCGGTAACCTTCGCGAATGGCGCATAGAGCCGCATCGACTTGGCGCCATCGACGCTGTCGAAGATCAGCGCATAGCGGTTATCGTCTGGCGGGTCCGGGATGACGTAGCTCGCTACATGCGGAGCCGTCGTTGATGGCTTGAGCGGCGAGGACGCGAGCGGGAAGATAGGAACGTCGTCATAGAGAGCCCGGACGTATGGGTTGAGACCTTCTAGGAAGTTGGCCTGGACGCTCTTAGAGCCTCCGGTAAGGATCGTGCGGATGGGCGTAAGGGTACCCGCAGCGGGGATATCCTTAACAGTTTCATCCAGCTTAAAAATGTAGCCGGAGGTATCGACCCAGCCGAGGCAGACGTAGCCGGAGGCGATTGAGTCCACATCCTCAAACGCGGTAGGGGAGCCGGCATTCGGAGGACCGGCCCATACGATAACATCGCCTGCGGCGTAGAGTAGCTGATTGTCCTTCTGCGGGACTGGAGTTGTCACATTCGCTCCTAAGCGTGAATCTGGATTTCATAGCTTGCGGAATAGCGGACGTATGCCGGGTTGGGCTCCGGGATCGGCCGTGGCCCGGCTATTGTATTGGCGTGTTGTATCACCCCATTCGATACGATCGTGCTCGCGAATGACAGAATGTGAGCTTGTATCCTCCTCGCGGCATCAGAGACTAGGCCGACGTCAGCCTTGGTTCCGAATACGTCGATATCAACAATAGGCCGGTCGATGTAGATATCCCGGCCCGCTCCGGCGATGCGGTGAATCCTCGCGACTATCTCCGGCTGATCGCCGGTCGGGAGGACCGTAACAAAACGGATATCCGGCTCTAGCGGGACAAGCGCAAAGAGTAGCGCGGACTCGATGTCCGGGAATACGGAGACAATACTCTGACTCATCCGAATGCTGCTTTCTTCAGGATGCCGAATGGCTCCCGGCCGCGATGCCCGAATTCAACAAAGATGGCCTCTGGGGCGTCATTGTAGGCAATAGCCTCCGCACGGTCCTTAGTCGCTCCTCCGCGCGAATGGCTCCGGACGTGGAAGCTAGCCTTGTACCGGCCTCGATGCGGGTCCTTCTCATCCCGGCTAACGGGAGCCATAGCCTCCGCGCGACCCCGGATTAGCTCCGCTCTATCCCGCATAGCCCGCTCCATAAAGTCGGCCCGGAGCATACGGCCGACTCCGGCGTGGTCCGGACGGAAGGTTGCGTTTGTCACGATGACACCCCAGACACCTTTACTGCGCTTACCTGAATGGGCGAGGTATTACCGGAGAATGGGGAGCGCCATTCCTGCGGCACTCCCTGAACCTCATACTCGGTTCCATCCAGGACAATAGAGTCGATGTAGCTGATATCCGTACCGTAAGGAAAGAACACCGTTATCCCATCCGTGACCCGGTCAGCAAAATCCGTCTCCTCGCTAGAGCCTCCCGGCTGGACTACGCACATCGGGATATTCTCTTCCACGAATGCGTACTCGTCATTGCCGTAATCGTCCCGGCCGGAGACGTGCCGCCTCCGTATTGTAACCGTCTTGCCGAATGGGAATGTCGGCATAACAACCTAACCTTGATCGTTCCCTGGCTCTTTCGGTAATCCTTGAGAGCCGTCTTCATTCCAGCGTCCTCTAGGGCAGCCCGGAGCCCTGCCCCAGAGGTACGCCTCATCGAATAGGAATAGGCTCCAATCGACTCTGACGCGAGCGTCGCTGACATTGTCGGAGTCGATAGCTCCGATATAATGGCCGTACACAAAACGGCCGTAACGTCGTCTGGGATATCGACGTACCCGTGCGTGCCCCTTACCCGAAAGCTCCCGCCCCACCAGAACGTCTCCTCATACCACATTTCCGGCAGGTTGATAATCCCCGACTGGGACGGGTTCATAACCGTGATCGTATCGACCTCATCGAAATGGAACCAGGTCACCGGAATGTCGGGGATTCCCGGAACCCCAGAGAGCGCGAGGACCTCATCTATTGACGCCACAGGCTTCCACGGAAGGACGATTATGCCGCCATCCGCATGGGTCTCAATAACGTCATCCACGCTCCAGCTAAAGTCCTGCCGGCAGTATCGCCGGATAATCGCGGAGCCGTCGCGGAGGAGCGCATCAATGCGCGCCATTTCGACCTGGTTAAGGTTGCGGCCCAGCCTCGCCACGATATCGTCTGGCGAGGCGAGGCTAGGCAGCGAGCCCATGAGACCTCCTACTTGTTGGAGCGGCCGGACCTGCCGCGACCGGAGCCAGTCTCGTCATCGCGGCGAGCGGGCTCCTTGTCCTCTCCGGCCTGACCGTAGCCGGTATAAGCCTCATCGCCCGGAGCGGCGGCCACGGCCTGGCGTCCCTCCTGGGCTTCCTTCTGCTCCTCAAGAGCCTTCTGCTCCCACTCGGAGCGCGTGAGCTTGATCTCCTCGTCTGTCTCACTCACGATCGCCGGAGTCGAGGTCGGGTAGGCCTGCTTGACGTCGATTGCGCCGGTAGTCGGAGGAGTCGTACCGACGCCAAGGACCGCGCCGAACGGCCAGCGAGCGGTAATCGCGAGGCCGGGCTGCATGATCGTGACCGGGTTAACGGTCGCGTAGGCGAGGCGCATCGTCATCCGCATCGCCACAGCGTCCTGCTGCATCAGGTTGAGGATGACCTTCCCGGTATCGTCCGAGATAACGCCTTCCGTGAACATCTTGAAGCTGATGTCGCGCCGGATTCCGATGATCGCCTTGGAGAAGTCGCCACCGAGCATGATCGCGCCGGAGGTCGGGAGGACCCACGAACCGTTCTTGATCTCCGGAAGCGGATAGCCGTAGAGCGTCCCTCCGGGACCACCCTTCATATCCGGCTGATAGATCGGCACGCCCTGCGCGGAGCGGAGGCCGGCCAGCTTCCACTTCATGCCGGGCATGGCCGCGAAGCCGTCGAGGGTATAGCCGGACTGGGCCATCACAAGGCCCAGGGCCGAAACGTCCTGGCCCAGGTCCACGCCGCTTCCCTCGATGACGGAATGGCCGGACTTGGTTGCGCCGACGAATACCGACTCACCCCAGGTTGCGGGCTTGTTGATTCCCCACAGGACTGCGGAGTCGATAAGCGCTCCGGCCGACTCGATGATCCTTGGCTTGACCTGGTCCCACAGCGGCACGTCCGCGTCGTCCAGGTACGCTTCCGGAATGGGAACGATGGTCGCTAGTTCTTCCACGACCATCACGACGTTCTTCCACTGCTGCTGTGTCGTCTGCTTCATGCCGGTGTCGCCGCCAACCCAGTACGAAACGGGCAGAACGTCGAGGACCGGCTGACGCTGAGTATGGGAAGAGAGGGTTGTCCGGTTCATGAGGGACAGCGCGGCCGAAGCGGTCGGAGCCTCCTCAATAATCTCCGCAGCCAGAGGCTGTGGGACAAGCGGGTCCATTCCGGCCGAAGTCCGGAGTACACCCTGATTGTACGTTGGCACTAAAAGCCCTTTCCGCGCAAGCGCGGACGCTCGCGGCTACTCTCTGTTTAGGAGAGAGCGGAACCATTCGTTTGATGTCCTAGGGTCTTGATTCCCGGACGGAGCGGAACCGGCTCTCATGGACTCGACTGGGCGTGCGCCCTGAAAGCCGTTCCGGCCTCCACCCTGCTGAGCGAGTAGCTCTTGTACCCGGCTCTCTGCTATCTCCTGGGCTCTCGTTTCGATCGCCCCACCGATAGCCTCTGCGCGGTCATTGATCTCCTCGTCCGTCCCGGAACCGAGATAGTCAATCAGTTCTACCGGCAGGTCGTGCGCGGCCGCAGCCATTACGCGGGAATGGTCGGCGCGAGCCTCATCCCTCTCCCGCTGAGCCTCCGCGATCTCAGCCTGAGCCTTCTCAAGCTCCGACATCTGAGACTTCTTGATCTCGTCTAGCTCCGCTGCGGCCTTGTTATTTGCCTTGGCCCGCTTCTCCCAGTCACGGGCCCTGGCCTTCCAGTCGACTCCGTCAGTCTCTTGTCCGGTCCCCTGCTCTGCCGTTCCGGCGAGCTGTCCGGTTCCCGTGCCTTCTGGGTCCGTTCCGTCCCCAGCATTTCCCTCATCGGTCTGTGCCGTTGCGGCTCCGGCCGATTCGGTGGCTGACTCACTCATTACTTCTCCCTGTACATCTACGCGCGAGTATAGTCCTATTCCCGTCAGATAGATAGCCTCACCTAATGGGCAGCCTTCTTAGCTGCCGCCGCTGCGGCCTCGACTCCGGGAGCGTGCCCCGGCCTAGCTCCGGTCGCACGCTTGTGGAGATTAGAGCAGAGTCCCTTGACTATTCCGGGACTCACATATTTGCTTAGGTGAACGACGCACCGGTCAAAGTCTCCCGGAACACCCCACCTGATCTTCGCGGCTCCCTCTCCGTGAGCCCAGTAGACCATAAGCCTCTGGGTGGATTTAACATCCTGGGGGCTCGCTTCCCTTCCGGCTACCATTACACCGCCTCCACTAGGAGCGGGCCGCAGTTAGCGGTCCTACGTTTATTGAGGACATCCACACAGTCGACGCGCCACCAGAATGCCCCGGTTACTCCGGTATCGTCGTCTGGGATATCGAACTGGGCCATTGTCTGGCCGGGATAGTCCGGGTCCGTCACGATATCCGATTCATAAACCCGGACGGACGGGTCATCGTCATCCGTCGTCTTGCTCGGCTTGGTAAAAAATTCGGATACCATTCCCGACCCATCGCTGATCTCCGGGAACCGGGCCGTAACGACTACGTCATTCCCACGCGGGAACACGAGGCCGGTCTGATCCATTAAGTCACCTCCGCGTGGAGACTATCGGTTGTTACTCCTCCGGCCGTCTGGTCTGTCTTTACTCCGGCCGGAGACGCGCTGACTTCAATATTGGCGGAAATTCTCGATACGCCTATCGTAACCTTCGGCCCGCTGACCACGAATACGATTGCGGTGATCTTATCGGGTAGGGCTCCGACCACGAACGGTGGGCCTAGGTAGCCGGTCGCGAGCGAGGCCGGAGCGGAGAGCCCGGAGAGGATGGCCAGGACGAATACCTGTCCATCGGCTCCGGAAGCCGATTCGCCGGAACCGGCGAGGACGAGAGCGGCCGAAACAGCACCTGACGCGACGGAGACGGCCGTAGCGGCTCCGGAGAGGCTCCCGGCTAGGACGATAGACCCGGAGCCGCTAGAGGCCGTTAGAGCGCTTCCGGCGAGGACTCCGGCGAGCCCTAGCGCTCCGGACGCGGAGGAGGCCGACGCGGAGGAGCCAGATATGGCCAGGACTACGCCGCCAGCCGCAATCGCCAGGGAGCCGGACGCGGACGAAGCCGACGCGCTAGAGCCCGCGAGCCGGGCGAGCAGGGCCAGGCTACCGGACGCGGAGGAGGCCGACGCGGAGCCTCCGGCTAGGGCCATCGAGGCCACGACCGCGCCGGACGCGGAGGACGCGGAAGCGCCGGAGCCGGCAATGACAGTCCGCAGGGCTACGGTCCCGGCCGCTCCGCTCGCGGACCCAGCGGAGCCCACAAGTACTCCGTTGAGCCCCATAGTACCATTCGCGAGCGAGACGGCCGGAGCCGACCCTGCTATCTGATATACCTGGGGTCCGGTCTGAATGGTAACGGAGCCGGAACCCAGGGACGCGGTGGCGGATACTCCGGCCACTGGCTGGAGCCGGGTAAGCGAGCCAGTCGCATTACCCATAGTGACAGAGGAGCCCGCCACCGCGTCGATTTGTACCACAGCGCCATTAGCCGCTGAGGAAGTATTCGAGGACCCCACAAGGGAAGCGCCAAGGCCCAGCGTCCCGTTAGCTGCCGATACGGACGGAGCGGAACCCGCTATGATTACATTCTGTACGACCGTACCGCTGGCGGCCGTAGCGGATAGGGCCGACCCTCCAATAATCGCCGTCCGGGTAACGGTCCCGTTTGCCGCTGACGCGGACGAAGCGGAGCCCGCGAGGACGCCATTGAGCCCCATTGTACCGCTGGCGCTTGAAGCGGATGGGGCCGACGCAGAGATGATCGCCGTCCGGGTAACCGTCCCGGCCGCGAGCGAGGCCGACGCAGAGGAACCGGCTACCGGGCTCAGGAGGGTAACCGACCCGGACGCGGAGGAGGCCGACGCTCCGGAGCCCGCGATGACGATTGCGCTCATCGCGCCGGACGCGCTAGAGACGGACGGAGCCGAACCGGCGATTATTGCCGTCCGGGCTATCGTACCGTTTGCGGAGGAGACGGACGGAGCCGACCCGGCAATAACCGCATTCGAGATAACCGCACCGCTCGCGCTGGACGAGGACGGAGCGGAGCCTACAAGGACCCCATTAAGGCCCATCGTCCCGACCGCACTAGAGACGGCCGGAGCGGTACCATTAACATCATACGTAAAGACGGGAGGAGGAAAGCCAGCATATATGACTGCCGGCCGCTCGTAGCCGCTAACGGCACCCAGCGATCCAGACGACAGGTTTGAGCGATAGCCCGGAGCGCTCAGGATAACGCCACTAGGGAACCATTCGACGTCAAGGCCGGGCAGGTATCTCGGCTGTCCCCGCATTCCGCCTTGCGCGAGCGGCGCATTAACGGAGTCGGTAACCAGCGCCGCAAGGTTAGCGCTTACGGCGCTTGTTGTATTGGACTCAGTCGGGGTAACGGGATCGGCAACCGCAGGGTTGTAAATAAATCGGTTAGCGTTAGTATCAAGCTGAGCAGTAAATCCGGCAGTCAGTCCGCTATAGGACCCGGCTCCGGCAACGAACCGGGACTGGCCGACATAGAGCCCGGCCTCGCCGGAAGGCGCGAGCCTTGGGTAGGTAATCGTCGTGGAGGCCGCATTCGTCACCCAGCCTCCGGGACCGTCTGCGGCCCATACCGCCCCAGTACCAAGAGTCGAGGCAAATTCCTGCGCGAGGATATCAGTCGCAAGACCGGAGTTAGAAGCTGAGAACGTTAGGGTAATCGTCTGGGCTCCGGTAGCCGTT